ATGTCCGTTTCCATATAGGATGCCCGGATCTTGTGGAGCGCAGAAATAAACGACGCATTATTACTAGCGCGCCCAATTGCCTCGATCTCGCTTTGATTAAGAGTGCCAGCATTTTGCATTTTGACTAGCCATTGCTCGGTTGACTGAACGATCTTGTCCGCATTGCGGCCCAGTTTCTTCATCTCAGCTTCGCGGCTGGTTTTCATTTGCTCATCTGCGGCGCCCATGTGATTCGTATAGAGATCGATCATTTGATCGAATTGCTCCTGGCTTAAACCCTGATCCTTGGCCAGTCCTACGAAATCCTTTAGCATCGGATCATCTTCGGCCACTCCGCGGTCCTTTAGACTGGTAATCTCATACTTACCGTCCTTGGGTGCCTTGTGTTTACCAGCAGACATTTTGGCCCGTAACTCAGAGTACGCCTTGGCCAGTCCCTCAACGTCCGGACCGGATTCTTCGTCCCAAAAATTTTCAGGAAAAAATTCCGGGCGAACGAAATCCAGCTCTTCGTCGTTATCTACTTCCTGGGGTTTGTCGTTTGGATCTACTTCCATGTGCGGAGCCGCTAGATCATCCATCTTTTGACCTGGTTTTTCCGCTGGTTTCACGTTCAGTAGGCTACCTGAATCGTCCTTGTTGCTACTTGTTGCGTTATTGCCGGCTTGATTATCGCTAGTGTCAGCGGTCAAGTTGTCGGTATCGCTCATATTTAAGACCTCGCTCGTTTAATTCGCCGCTCTAATTCCCGGACCAGGGAGTTTTGACCCTCGCGGGCAAACCCATGGGAAGGGTCCTCGCCAGGAAACCAGGTCGGCTGTTCGATGGTTGTAACTCTTAGCCATTCCAAGAGCTTTACGCCATCATCGGTAGAAAAGACGCGAGTGACCAGGAGATCAATCTCATTGTCCGACGCGCCCTTTTGCTTGATCTCCGGGGACCGGAGACCTTCCCATCCTTCTTCCATCATCTTTTAGACCTCTTGTGCTTGTGGTTGTTCTGCGCCAGCGGGTGCTTGTGCGGCCTGGGCCATTTGTGCGGCCTGGGCCATTTGCGCCATGATTGCCTGGCGTTGCTCTTTTGAGTTAATCAAGTAACTTGGCACTCCCAGGCGATCGGCCAGGTAGTCGGCCAGCTCTTCCTGGTTGATCGCAAGCTGGGCGCCTAGACCTACTTGGCCCGCTACCTGGACGAATTGCAATACGTCGTTTACTTCTTGCATATTCTGAGCCTGGGCCAGCGATCCAGTTGGCACTACTTTAACTTCGGAGCCATCCACCTTCAATGGGAAATCGATTAGACCCATTTCGTCCATGACTTCCATGGTGCGGCGCACGATTGGTTGCATAACTTCGGTAATCAAGCGGCCATAAGCCGGTCCAATGTTCTGAGATAGCTCTTTCATGCGCTCCGCGACTTCGGTTGCGGATCTTGCGCTCATGGTATCCGGCGGCAATGTATCGTCCAATAGCATCTTTTTGATGGCATTGACCAAATCGTTGATAACGAGCTGGGATACGTTGAAGTCACCACCGGATCTCAATGGACGCAAGCTCTCGCCCTGGGGACCGCCGTTACGTGCTACTGGGATAATGGCGCCTGGAGCGATCTTGACTGTCGCTGGGTTCAATACGCCGTCATCTGCGGCCGTATATACGCCAGCCACGGAGATCGACGCGTTCTTCAAGAGCAATTCTTTAACCTTGTTCAAGGTTTTAATGTCGGGTAAAGCGTTGACCAGGGGACCACGGCCATAAACTTCACCGGCTACCTTCATATAACGGCCTACTACCCAGGGTGAACTCTTCTTTAGCTCACGATAAACGATCTCATTCTTACCTTTAGGTTCTAAAACGTAGTAACAAACTGCACCCGTTGAATAGTTGTAGATCGTTGCCTCTAGCAAATCGATCTCTTCTTCGGGTTTGCGATCAATCTTGACCTGGAGATCAGCCGGGATCTTGGCATCCTTCCATTGTGTCGTGATCGCCTCGCCTTTTACGCGTAACTTACGGTACACGTTATCGACGGTGCCATGCTGGCCCTCTTCAAACGAGACCAGGTATTGCGGCACCGCAGTAAAACGCACCGGGGTATCCTTATCGCCTGGCATGATGAGCATGACGCCGGTTCCGACGGCCATGTCCAGGAGCATTTCCGAGATTGCCAGGTCAAAATTGGTTTGACGCAATACTTCAAAGAATTTATCCGAGTAAATGTCCAGGGCGTCAGCGACTTCCTTGCGACGATCCTTCGGAATGTCCGATCCTGGAGTGAGTTGCATCCATTTCCGGTATGGCGGGAAGAGGCCCGACTGGATACGGTTAGCAAAGCGCTGGGTTGAGTTGATCGCAGTCGAATCAAACACGCGGGCGCGCTTATGTTGACCAGGAGTTTTGCCCTCATACTGGCCGGAATAGAGATTACGCTGGGGCAATGCAAATTCGTAGCACTCTTCGTAGATCGAGCGCCATAAGTCTTTGCGCGAATCTGCTAATTCAGCTCGTTTAAGTACGTGGGCCGCTGGCAATTTTTTCATTTTTTACTTTCCTTCATCCGTTTATATCGTGCCGAAAGCGTTGCCGCTTTCTTTTTTGCATCTGCCGTAGAGCTGGCGCCCCAAGCCCGGAGTGATAAAAGTTTCCTGGTTGGTCGCCCCTTCTCATCAAAATCAGGTCCATCATTGCCAGCCATCCTAGCCAGGAATGATGCCTTGCGGCGTAACTGCTCCGGTCCCGCTGGAGTACCTTTAACCGGTGCTTTTAAATTCGATCCTTCGGTACGTTTATAAAACGCACGTCCAGCCGCATTTAATCCGCCACTAGGGTTTTGGTACTTTTTCAGCGGCATTACATATACTCGCGCTTGCGTTTCATCTTCTTGGCCATCTCTTCTTTATGCTCAATTTCGACACGGCCTTTAACCTGGGCGGCATAGCGACGTGCGGCCGCCATTCCGGACTTGGTGTACGCAAACTCTTTTAGCTTATTGCCCTTTTTGTCATAGACTTCCGGCATGATTAGCTCTCCATTGTGTTGGTGCCGCCAGCTCCTAGCGTTTCAGGTGTGATACCTAAAGCTGGATTTTGACGTTCCTGGCTAAAAAGCAAACGCATACCGCCGGTTTGACGGGCGCGCTTGGTTGCCCGGAGACGATCTTGTTGCGCTTTTTCCTGTGCCGCCAGGCGCTCTTCTTGTTTCTTCTGATTGGCCGCGATCGCTGGATCCGGTTCCGGTGGTGGGGGTGGTGCCGGTATAGATGGCCCGCCAAATAGTCCGCCCATGGTTATCTCCTTACGATAAAGTGTTTTGACCTGGGCCAGCTCCGCCGCCCAATGTCGTTTGATCTGTGCCTAATCCAGCAGAGCGCTCCTGGCTAAACAATAACCGGGTACCCATACGGCGACGGGCGCGAGTATTGGCCGCTACTTTTGTCTCTTCGGAAGTTGCTTTAACTGGTTCTGCCTCTTTAGGTTTTTGTGTTTCCGCAATCGCTCTTTCCGTCATTGGGGCTACTCCGCCCCCGCCCCCAAATACTCCGCCCATGGTTTAATCTCCTATACATAAAATGCGAATCACCGGTAGGGCCAAAGGCCATCATCTCCGATTCCTTTTCGAAGTATAAGAACTCTGCCCATTTTTGCGCGCGTACATTTGACGAACGCACGATGATTTGAATGCGCCGTAGTTGCATGGTGGTTTCGGCCCAGGAGAAAAACTGCCTGGCACAACGGCACAATGGTATCGCCACGGTATCAATATCCTTATCCGGGATCATCCAGGCCTCTGCAAGCCCTGGCCAAATCGGAATAATGCCAAACGAAAGCATGGGTTTGCCGTAATACAGTCCGGTAAACGATGGCCCCATGTGGGTTTGATTCTTTAATCGGTCCAGCCAGTCCGGAATATGCGCCCTGGAATCGAGATCATGCTCATTAAGATTCATCAAAGCAAGGTGTCCGTAGAAAAAAGGGACGATCTTACCCCCTTCCGGTAGCCGGACTTGTGATGTAAAACCAGTTGTATCTATCATAACTCTAATGGGTCCAGGCCAAACTCATCGGCCACGGCCTTGCACCTCTGTTTGAACACTTTATCGTGATGGTTCCATCGTTCCCTGGCGTGCGCCCATCTACTCATGTGGACCGATTCATGGCATAGCACCCTAAAAACGGTCATAAAATGGCCGCAAAGCATTCGCGATATTTGGATCGTATGCTCGTAGTCCCCGCCCTCGTCGTATAGGTAGTAACCATAGGCATGGGGATCATCAATCACCTCGAACTTGATTGCTTCGGGCAATGGCATATTCCAGCGCGCAAACGGTTCGCAACAGTAGATTGTTGCATATAGGTTGCGGAGAATGGCCGGGGTCAAATTCATAACGCCTAAAGAATATCAAAATCAAAGTCGGCCGTGTATTGTTTTGATTCTGCGCCGTAATTCATGCCGCTCCTGGTCAGGCGTTTATATTCCCCGCCCCCTAGCATCAAGTACGAAAACGCATCGCCGACGTGCGAATGCTGGTTTTTATTCGGCGCATCTCTAAATCTTTCCTCGCCTGGCACCCCTACTCGTTTAAAATGATAGCCACCAGCAAGCGCCTTCCGTAATTTTGGACACGTGCGCGCCACTCTCAGACCCGGTTTTCGATCGATCAGCCGTATCATGGGCGCGGCGCCAGCTTCACGACGTACTCCAAAGTCATTGGTTGGCGCGGGTTGGACCTTGGTAAATCCCAGGGTACGCAAGTGATCGAATGCCGTTGTCTCAAAGATTGGATCGCGAGCCTGGCCGGCCGGATCGCCCGTCAAGATTACCTCGGCCTTCGGGTATTTCATGTTGAGTTGTTGCAAGAGCATCTGTCCAAAGCGTTGAAGGCCCATATCCTCGGTGACAATCTCTTCCAGGATGTTCCAGGCGCCGGACGGCAAGCGTTGTCCGATAACCGCCGCGGGCGTCAAACCAAAGTCGCATCCGATTAGCAAGGGTAACTCCGGCACAAAGGTTAACGAATCCTCGACCATCGTCGAATCGTCGTACTCGGCCCATACGGCTTTACCTTCCTGGACGTACACGTATTGCGCGCCGACGTAGCAACGGATCCAGTCCAGGTTCTTGCCGCCAAGTTGTTGCTCATAGTAGCCAAGCGGCAAGTTTTTAACGTTCTCAGCCTTCGGGTTTTCGAGCCAATGCTTGCCGGCCGCATAGATCGCGCCCGCCGTATCGGCCGGTACTTCCATCATGCCGCCTGGTTGCGTATAAAAATTCCACTTGTATTTGCCCTTGACCGGTTCTTTCTCAGCCAGGCGATACCACCAGCCGTCATCGTCCGGCGGGTTTGTGTCCGCCCATATTCCGCGCCAAGTGCATCCGCCATGCGTTTTACTTGGGTAGCGACCAACACGGGCCGTCAATCCCTGGATCACGGCAAGCGGCAATTCGCGGGCCTCGTTGCACCAGCCGCCAGTTACTTCCAGGGACAAGAGCTTGCGTACCGACTTGGTATCGTCAAGCGCCAGGAAGATTACTTCACAATCTAACCCTGGCACCCCGTCGCGGGACGGCAATTGCAAATGGTGAGTAATCGGCGGGGACCAGCGAATCGGACCCCAAATATGCTCCGGGAATATTTCAAGCCAGGTTCGAATCGTTGTGGTCCGAAGTTCCCCGTAGGTATTTCGAATGACCACGAATCGTGTGTAACGAATATTATCCACCGGGGAAGGCGCTTGCCGCACCGCGCGCAAAAGTATTTCCGACGCACATCCATACGACTTACCCGATCCGACGGGTCCCATAAGACCGCGAAAAAAAGAATCGTCAGATAAAAATCGCGAAGTCGTCGGACTTGTCGAGAAGTCCAGGTTGAGATCCCCCAGCGCATCTAGCTCATTCCCCGTTTGACGGTTTCTTCCCGTCGCGCCCATTTTCCTCGGCATAGATTACCTCTTCCACTTTTGATAAATTCAGTTTGATTCCGATCATCGTCGGGCGATTGCTCTCTTCTTGCGTTTGCTCCATCATGCCTGTCGCGCGGGCCAGCATACGCAAGGCGCCCAGTTTGTCGTGCATCTCGACCTCGATCGAGCTACCGTACTTGCCAGGTGTGATCTTGACCTTCTTAATCGCCTTACGCACGTGCGGGGCCAGGGTATCGCTGGCGTTGAGTACGGCCACGTCCCCGGTCCACGATATAACATCTGTTATATCCGCCTGGGCAATGTGGCCAAGCTCATTCGATACTTTCTCCTGGTTGTCCGGCGACGCAAGTAAAGCACGTGCCTGGCGCGTTGTGAGCTTAGTCATCCTCTACCATCCTCTCCACCGTCGTAAATCGTGTCTCGCAAGCCAGGCATTGGCGACGGCGCTCGTTGTAATAAATTTCGTCATTCGGGTCCCAGTAAATCCTTGTCTCCAGGACTTCCGTCTTAGAAAAATAATCGCCTTCTTCGTTTATGCAAAACTGGCAAATCATTTTAGGTTTACCTCGATCAGCTTGTCCAGGTAATGGCGGGCCTTCCTAAGATCCTCGATGCCGCCCTTATCCTTCCATCGCGACACATACTTAACGACGTTGCCTTCCAGGTAGCCAAGTTCATTCGAGACAATGTAATCCCAGGGCTGGATCGCCTTGCTGGTGTAGTGGGTGCCGCCGACTTGATTGTTATTCGCTTGATCCATACGCATCCTTTTTTAATATTTCTTTTACTCGGTTTACTTCGTGTTTCAGCTCCCCGTAATCATCAACACGGTCAGCATAAATTAACAATTTTTTGATACCCTGTGCCAGCTCCAAATAATTCGCGCACCAAAACTCGCACCGCTTCTCCCAATACTGATTTTCTAATTCCATGTTATTTTCCATCGTTACGTTAAGAAATACTACTTAAAAACTATATGCCGTATAAAGATCCCAAAATTCGAGCGGCTAAGAATGCAGAGGCGAATAAACGCTGGTATCAAAAAAATAAAGCTAAACACAAAGCCGGTACGGCCAAAAACAGAAAAGACTACCGCGCCTTGTGGGTCGAGTTTAAAGAGACGCAAGAATGCTTTATATGCGGGTTCGATCACCCGGCCGTTATCGACTTCCATCACGTGATCCGCAAAGATAAGCTCGTTGTCAGTACCCTGGTTAGAAACGGGTCGTACTCCAGGGCAATGGAAGAAGTTATGACGAAGTGCATCGCGCTTTGCGCTAACTGTCACCGTGTTTTGCATTGGCAAGAGCGGATCGATGCCAAAAGGACTGGCAAGATGCGGCGCAAACGGAAGAAAGTTGGCAAGTTGCGGCATTGTTCTCACTTCAAAGCCAGGTAATAGAGGCCCACGTTGCTGAACGCGTAGCCGCTATACACGATTGCCATGGAAGCATTCCCTTTTAGGGCTTGTTCCAACCCAATATAGGCATAAATCGCGCCGGTAACGATGATTAACCATGGACTCATTTTTTTATCTCCAAAAAAGTTGAAAAATCCGGAGCGATCCCCCCGTACAGTTTCGCGCATGGGGGACCCCCCAAAGGTCGTTTTTTGCGGCATCGCGCAAAAACGCACCCCCGGCCAGTTGCAAAGGCCAAACGTTCGATTGCCGTTTGTAAATTCACTCTAATCCGCCCCACTTGGCCACCTGGTCGAGCGTCATCGGCGGATCTTTCCGGTTTTTCCGGTTGTCGATGGTCGCCTGGACTGCCAGCTCCAGGACTTTCCCGGCATCGACGCCCTTTTCTGCCAGCCGCCTGGCGCATTCCAGGCTTGCCGCCACGTCGCGGACCACGCCGGACCCGCGCTCGACGCCCTGGCGGAATGCTTGCGCGATACTCTGAATCAGCTCGTTATCACCC